GAACTTCAAAGTTCCTCCTTCATCGGTCGCACCAAAGTCGAATAGTGCGGTATGTTGTTGGAAACCAAGTGGTGATAATCCACCAATACCTTCCAATACAATCGGTGGTTTGATTGCTTCGCCCGGATCATACTGTAACTGATCTATTGATGCAGTACCTACGATTTGAGTGAGACCACCAAGGTACATACCGGCAGGATGCACCATGAGTTTATATGCATCACGCCATTGCGCAAGAGAAAGTTCTGATCTAATCTGTATTGCGTAGGTTTGATATAGTTTATTGTCAGTAAGGTACCTTGCACTCTCTGCACCAACCTTAGACTCATTCAACTTGAATATGTATTGTTTTGTGTAAACAACATCTGGTTCAATGTCAAAGAAAGTTTTAAAGAATTGTCGAATACTGTATCTAGTACCTTTGGCACGATACAGATAACTTGAGTATTTTACTGCGGTTCTTTTATCAACAAACCCTTGAAAGTAATTCTGACCTAACAGATACTCATCTTCAAAATAAGTAAGAAGATCCAAATCTGTTTGTGACACATCTCGCGTCTCGAACATGTTGTTCAAAAAACGAGTCAACGAATCTTCTTGATTCTCAAAGTCAAAGTAGGCCTTGATGAAACTTACAAACTTAGGATACTCTGCAAGGATATGCGAAGGTAAGACGGACTCGATCTGATCCGCTCTCAGATTGATGTCACGTCTTGTAGTATCTTTATGTGTTTTATCGAATATTGACATTAGTTACTCGCTGTGGTACGTAAACCTTTCGCACTTAATCTCGTATTATCATAATCTAGAATGTATTCTCTCTGTGGTACTATAGCACTTGCGTTAGCAGGAGTACATGAAAGTTTGATCAACTTCGATTCGTCCGACTTAAATCCTACAAGATTGATGATACCAGAACCGGATTCGTAGAAACCGATGTTGTCGGACTTCACGTCACCTGTACCAACATCAATGATCTGGAGTTTGTTTGTGGTCAGAAGATTTCTAATCTTACAGTTTAATGATTGTCCACCAAAGGTACGTTTGAACGTAGAAGATTCTATAATGAAGTTCACATCATCCGGATTGGCGATAGGAGAAGGAAAACTAAATTTGAAATCCTGTTCTACACCAGTCGAAGGCGTGAAACGTTGTTGCATCTTCACATCTGCGCGAGATGATAGAATAGCAGGACTCACGTCATCCACCAAAGTCAATAAGTTAGACCTACGGAATGCCTGTCCAAACTTACCGGTATTGGTCGAGAAGTAATCTAGCATTACACCTTTAACTTGTTCTTGAAGTGCATTGATCGACAAGTTAGTATAGTCCGGATTGTATTGGAAGAAGACATTGGTTTCGACAAAAGTCTCTACCGGATCAGTAAATTGTAATCCAAACGAAGCAATAGAAAGTTGATCGACCAACACTCTGATATCGTCTTTAGTGATATCTTCTAGGGATTGTGTAACATCCCCTTTGAATTTTATTGACAGGAAAGTCTGACCATATTCTGGTTGAAGATTGTCTTCTCCACCCCATGCGATAATGTCTTCGATCAATGCACCATATGAACGTAACACCAAGTTAGCATAGTCAACGTGTGTTACCATTCTATTCTGTGTTGCATATCGGAATGGCGCATTTCGTCTAATAGAATCCAATGTTTCTTTATTAGTACCACCAACAGATCTATTGACTGTCGATACTACAGGTAATCTTTGTAGACCACTACCACTAGTCGGTTCGGTCACTTCTACCGTATTAAGGGGTTCGAATAATCGTCCACCATTTGCATTCGCACCATCTACCGAGAGATACTCAACTGTGATCTTTGCACCAGCTTTAGGTACCGCACCAAGTGTGGAACCATTACCAAAGGTTAACTCATAGTAACCATTTGGTGCTTCCTTTAGAATGTATGCAGGAGTGGTTGCAGTTATATTAGTTGCGGTTTCTAGATTGACATAAGTGGTAAAGTCATCCGAAGTCGAACTCTCGTATATCTTAACTACCGCAGTCGCACGGTCAAGGTTAAGATCGGGAATGATGTACATAGTTTCTTCTGCATCTTCCCCTGCAAAGAAAGTTTTAGTCTTTGCAACACCTTCGTAAATAGGGATACTGGTAGAACCCGACAGTGTTGTGAACTGGAAGAAGTTGTTACCATCATTAGTAGCCTGAATCAATTCCTGAGTCTGGAATGTATAAGACGCATCATCAATAGCTGCGGTAAACTTATATCCAGATGCAATCTGTAGAGTTTCGGGTACATCTGATTGATCGATACCAATGTTGAAAGACATGTTGATATTTGCTTGTGCCGCAGTTTTTGACTGTGGTACATAACCCAGTGTCTCTGCGTGTGATACGACCGAAGATCTCAACTGTGCAGTATTCAAGAATGATTCATTCAATGCCATATTTGCAGTGAGACCATTCAAATGCGTATTGTAAGCCAATACATCCAATAGATTAGATATACCAGACGCTTCGAAGTCATAGTCCGAAAACTCCGACTGTTGTTTTAAATATGTCTTTAGATTGTTTTTGATTGCATCAAAATCTAAAGATGAGGAGTTAATAGTCGTTGCCATTATCGTAACCTATTCAGTCTGGTTGTAAATTCTACGGATTGACTAGAATTTACGATGTTAAAAATTATCGTAAGTGTAACACTGTTTCCGTTCTCATCTACTTCGGGAATTACTTGTAGAGTTTCGGAATTTATTCTTGGTTCGAAAACACGAATATTCTGTATAATCGCATTCTGCATTTGATTGATTGTGCCTTGATCCATCAACTCAAAAAGATAACTATTGAGGTTCGCACCAAAGTATGGAGAAAAAGGTTTCTCGGTGCGGTTGGTCATCAATAAGTTTTTCAAAGATTGTGTGACAGATGATACCGCAGTTTTCTTATACACGTCACCGGCACCCTTCGCTGCAAACGAAAGGTCAATGTCGATATACTCATTGTTCGATGTCGATTTGACAGTTGAAAAGTTTCCTAATCCCCCGTCTTCTATAGAAAATGCTCTAGCCATTTGTCTTTCCTAAAATATTATAGTTCTATTTATACATCTTCGAGAACTTCTACCAACTCATTCTTTGCAAAAAGTATTCCGTTGTATCTTGTTTCCAATTCATTTTTATAGTATAACTTCCAAGTAATTCCATCTACCTTTGGCATTACGACTGTTACTTGTGCATTGAGTTTTCCTGTTGGATCCCACTTATCATATTCTAGAATAAGTTTATCGTATCCAACATAGTCCTTGATATACTCAGCAAGATCGAATGTTCTTTCATAATCGATCTCACCCTTCTCATCAACTACTTTGTAACTTACCATTTGACCGTCTTGTTTTAGAAGATTTTCTCCTGCAACTGTTTCTAGAGGGCCACCACGATAAACCCCTTCCGATACAATAAGACGCACATCTTTGAACATGTCAATGTTTCCATTGATTCTACGGAACAACTCTGCGTGTAGATAGAGATTGTATGCAAGTTGTTGTCTATCATTAGGACTGTTTTGATATTTGTCTATGGTCGATAAACTACATGGGTTTCCTTTACTGCCAAGAAACTTAGAGACTGATACTCCAGGCGCAAGTTTAGTGAACGAAGTAATATCCTTCGCATCAACTAAAGCTGGATTGTATTTCTGATCTGGTACAATTGTTATCATTTGAATCTTTTACCTCTATTCTTCACGGAGTTACCAAGTGGAGTATAACCAAATCTTGGAGATGTTTCTTTCTTGGCAATACGTCCTACCTTCGGAGGTAAAGGATTTTCCCAGTCGGATGCAATCATACCATTCTTTATCAGTGCATCGGGGAATGAGATACCTTTCTCGTTCACGATTGTTCTGTTCGCTTCGTCTCGCATGGTAGATCGAATTTCATTTATAGTGGGTTCTTTTTCAAACAGTCCCGCATAGTCATCACGTAACAGTATATGATTGCGTATTGCATCTTTACTATCAATTGATATTGCACGTATAGACAAATGTCCATCTGACAGAAGACCTGCAACTGCATCTGTCTTAGGTATTGGTTTCAGTGGAGATAAAGATTCCATATTCTTAGGCACATCAGGCGCCCCTCCGGAGGGTTGTCCACCTTTCTCCTTGGATGCAAGTTGCGCAGTCTTCGCATTCTCTGCTTTATGCGCATACTTGGATTTGATTGCTTCGAGTGCCTGTCCATGGAAAGAACCATAGAATGATGCACCCGAAGTAAATGGTACCGCACCTTGTGGCCCCATGTAAACAGGGCCAGTGAACTCGACTTGTTCCCCTCCAATCGCACCTTTCATACCAAGTACTGATATTTCAGTTGCAGAGATATTACCCTGCAATGCAGTCATCACAAATTCTTCTTCGGCAGATACATGGAAACGATTACCGGTGAACATTTCAATCTCAGCACCTACGTTATTTTTCCAATGACCTTTGATGGTACCATAACAGTTACCCAAAACAATATCTGATTTGTGTTCGACTGTCTTGTTTACCGCAGTACCTTTAGTTGTATAATTGGTGTTCAGTCCTACCGTTGTGGTGTTGTTCTTACGTATCTCGGTGTTGGTATTGCCATCAACGTTGACATTGTAATCACCCCCAACATTGACATTATAGTCACCTGTCACTTCAAGGTTGAGGTTTCCATTATACACCAACTTACCGTTACCTTCAACAATGACAGTTTGGTCACCACCAGTAACCTCGACCTTGTTATTGACCGCAGAGATGACCACAGACCCGTCTGCGCGGACTTCTACACCCGCACCCTTACGGTGTTTGATAAGAATACGTTCACCGCCAGGCGTGTCATCATACGAGATGATATGACCCGATGCGGTTTCTTTTACTTGGTTGAACGGGAAACGAGAAGGTTCTTGGTCTTCGAGATCCAAGTCTGTTCCTTCGGTACCACCACCAAGATAAAGATTCTCTACTTTGAGACCACGTGCAGATCTATTTAATGAAGACCCATAATGATATTCCCTTTTGGGAAATTCTCCAGTAGGATCTTGGAAACCATCAATTGGAACACCTTCGGTATTTTCAATTGCAGGATTGTCACCTATCGTTTTTTTATTTGTTGTAGTTGTCATACGGCCTTCTTCAGTTTCAGACCATTTCGGTCTAATGATGTTTCTGTCAATGGATCTGCGTAAACAGTCTTCTTACCAAACTTGTTCTCAACAAAAGATATAACATCAAAGTACGGATCTTGAGATGAGATGTCAATGTCATTGTGACCGAGAACTTGACCGCCCGGAACTATCTGGTAGAATATTTCTAGAATATTTTCTAGTGTCTTCATCTGAGATATAGTGAATGAACTCGCGGACAAATTCAATAAAGGATTGTCAGCTTCGGTCGCGACATTCACACCACCTACCAAACACACATCAATACAGTTAAACTTGTGACGGTTAATGTCACTTGCATCCGCAACATTATCTAAGGGTAGTCCACGTTGAAGTGTTCCGTCACGTCTAATGACCAGATGGTATTGGATACCAACATGTCCTGCTTCGTTGTGTCTTAGTTGAATCTCTTCTGCACCAATGTTTGCATTCGTGTAGGTTTCACTTGCATGAATTACAACCTCGGATATCTGTCGAGTCATTTTAACAAACTCTAATCCAAGTTCTTCTTTAGAGTCTATGTAAGAAAATTCTCTAATATACCCTGCGGAATATCTTTTAGAGAGTTCCAATAGATCCAAATCTTCGGTGAAGAATTCACCCGCTTCGGAGACAACACTTCCTGCTATTGTAGTATCTACTTGACTAAGTGCATTCTCAATCTTAACAGACTGATTTTTAAAGTTTTGTAATTCGGTCTCGGATATTCCGGCAGCTCTTGCTTTACTCTGAACCTTGAGATTAAATTCTTCAACATTATTAGCATCTGTGCCTCTAATTATTGTTTTTAATTCTGGAGATAATGTTTTATCTTTCAGTGTCAGTGCTTTGGTTGCTTTGGTGAGATTGATATCCCCGCCAGTCATGACATCGTTCATGATACCAGAGAGGAAATCTTTATCGAGTTCTTCACCTGCACCGAACAGTCCCGTAAGAATACCGCCGACCGAACCAGTCAAATCTTCGAATAGATCTTGTGCAGTACCAAATCCTAAGTTTATATCAGAAGAAACATTGTTAACAAGATCTGTTACCGCACTTCCGATACTACTTGTAATAGCACTGAACCCATCCGAGATTATACCTTTTGCTTCATTGAGTCCAGTCTCTAATGCGGAAGTCAGTGATCCTGTCGCTGTCGCAGATGCGTTGGCAATAGTATTACCGACACCTTCGACTGCGGATACCGCACTTGCAACTTCATCTAGTAAACCACCACTCTTTGACTTATTGGCAACTTCATCCAATTTACTCTGTACGTTCCCTATACCTTCGGTTATAGAAGCACCCAATTCATCACCACCGGCTTTGGCTTCGGATGCTGTTGTCTTGATCGAACTCAACAACGTACCTTTTCTTTCGGACGCATCTTCGATTGCACCGGCAAGTTCATCAAGTGCAGAACCACCCAATGAAACGATAGTGATACTTTCTACAGGCGGAATGATTCCTGTCAATGATTTTGTAATCTCGGGAACAGTACTCGGTGAGTTTTCTCCGGTCTGTACTACGGTAGGTACTAATTCACCATCAACCAATTGTGTTATTGGATTACCTGCGGAATCTTCGGTAGGGAGTCCGCTCCCATCTAAGACGAATTCTTCTACCTGAGTGGCTACATTTGTCACCGTGACAATAGGAACGCCCACATCAGTTATCATATCAGATGGATCTGTATTAGGGTATACTCCCGCAGTAGGAAGTACTTGGGACAATGAACCTGTGGTATCAGTTTTTGAATTGTTGTCTAAACTTTTGAATCCGTTCACATCAACTTCTACATTCTTACCGAGTATAGTTGATGAATTCAGTATATTCGCATCCTGAGACTTTACGACCTGTTGATTAAGGACATTTAAGTTTGCGGTTGATGTGACCTTTGCTTTGAGACCGTCATTAAGTGTTTGGAGACTAGACATTTCTATACCTTCTTATTCGCATATATTTCATATACTCTTTTTACTTCGCTGTTGTAATCATCTTGAATAGGAGCATAATGACGACCTATAATATTACCCAAAGATCTTGGTTTGGATTTATCAATAACATCAGAATTCAAAATGCGAATGTTTGCATCTACGTGAGTAGTATTTAGTTCATATGATATGAATGCCAATTGTGTACTGAAATGCCACCATTCATTACTGAATGCCTTCAGGCGAGTGAATCTAACACCACTCCAACCCATCAGTCCGGTACCGCCGATATTTGTATATGTGGTATCAAAAGAACTGTTAATACGTGAGATCGCACCCACAATCGCACAAGCTTGTTTGATACTGTATCCGGTAGAAAGAAAGAATTTGACAGCAATGTCTCTACGCAACTTCGAAGTAAACTCATCAGGAGTTTCATCTCTAAGTTCATTCTTCAATGCTTCCGAAGACTCATCAATAGAACCTGTTGATTGATTATAGAACTCTTGGTCTGGACTTATTCTCTCAATCAAACTGTCGTATGCAACTTGTTTTTGAATCGAGGTAGGATATTCTGTACGGGGTAGTGAACCGATCACGATAGGAACTTGTGACTCGGTACCATCCATAAACATACCAAAGACAAAAGAACCCGCCTCAAGTCTTGGAGTAGAACCCAATCCAGACACACCACCCTCAGTGGTAGGTAATACTACCTGCGCCCATGGGAGATCATTCTGTCTCACTTCACGGGTAGATGGGTTGTGAATACCATGGATACGTACACGCACACGACCCTCCAACCCATAAGGTGGAGTGGTATCGATCACGTCAGCAACAAACCAACGAACCTTATCACCGTAGTAATTAATCAATGTTCGGCCCCTTCTCTAGTTTGAATACCGTCATTGCAACATCATGTCGAGTATCTCTAAAGGTATGTCTTGTATTGTAAATAAGAAAGTCACCACTCTTCAATTGATCGAGTTGATCAGGACTCTCTGGATTATTGTCATCGTTCAAAACATTGATACGAATCTTATCACCTACCGAACCACCCGATGCAATGAATCCTGGCCCAGGCACCGTAACATCCATCATATTTTTGAATATAACGTTTCGGAATGCGAGGTTCTCAATCTTCTTGAGAAACATACTAGGACTCACTTCGTCATGGATACTTTTCTTATCGTTATAAACACCCCGAGATACTACACTATGGAATATCTTTGCATTGGTATTATGTAGGTGATCTCCTTCGATGTTCACATCTGCAATATCAGGTGTTTTGTATGATGCGTCATAGACATTCTGTTTCGCATAATTTATAAGTCCTTTCTCACTAGATTTCAATAATAGAGATTCTAGACTAAAGTGTTGCGCAGTTGTTCGACCATTGCTAATATCTGTCACGGTATACAATGAACCTATACCACCCGACATAAGTTGATTGAGTGTGTTTTGTAACTTACTGGTTTTCATCGTCTGTACTTGGAAGTATTGCATAGTAGTATCACCACCTTCTTCTTGTGCCTGTGTGTTAGCAGGAGAGAAGATGAAAGGAATCTTTTTATTCCATGCGGGTTGTTGCAACATAACATCCAGACTTGCAAGTCTTAGGTTTTGATCGTGGATAGACGCATATAAAAAGAATGGCATACCCAAATCTGTAGTTGCTTTATTAGTCAACCAAGTTGCAGCCTCAAGGGGGTGCATGTATGGGATGATGCCTTTAAAGTTACTCTGGACAGTTTCTCCCGAATAAGAAAGATCGACACTCTTACCACATTCGTTCTGACACAGTTTTACTATTTCAGTACCCAAGTTATCTCGTATTGCACGTGAAATGTTTTTGGTCTTACTCACGAATGCATGTTCATCCATAAAACTGAACACGTATAACGAGGAGTTGCCTGAGTTAGAAGACTTGATAATGTTGTCGATACCGGTCAATAAGAAAGAACGATCCATAACAACTTCTTCGGATTCGGTCTTACTCATTTCACTCAACATTTTGATATGGAGTCTGTCTGTTCCACTAAAACCCAAACTATCAAATACCCCTTGGTCATCAGATATTACGACTTGACCACTGATATATGGTTTGTCTAGATTCTCAAAGAACACCAACTCCACGATCAGAGAACGAACATCGACAATGAAATCCGATAACCTGTCCGAAGTTATCTCGGCAACTTGATATTTAAATTGGGATTGTCTTTGCATTATTGACCCATGAGTTCAGAAAACTCATTAACAATACCCTTTATAGAATCGGGTTTGATGAGTTTGATTTGACGGAGACTTTCATTAACATTCGTTAGATAGTCTTTCATGGTAACTTCGACAGCACCCACCGGTTTGGATTGTGTGAGGGGATCGATATCAATCCAGTTACCATCAACATCTTCGTAGTGATGCGTCCCCAAATACTGAGGTTGTTCACCATATACCAACATTGATGTCGAAGTGCCCGCAGGATTGGTATATGACAACTCTTCTCCGGTTTGAAAAGATCCGTCAGTCAAGTTCTTGGTATTAATATAATACGTCAACTTATATTCTGAAGTAGGATCGAATGCGACATTGGTGATGGTTGCTTTTCTCTCGAAAGGATCTAATGTTATTTCATACGAAGATAATTGTAAACCATCTTTCAATAACACCCATGTAAGGGGTTGAGTAAAGGTTTCTGCCCCTAATGCATCTGTCCTCTCTAGGTTTATAATACCATTAGAGTCCGGAGTCACAACCTCTTCACGTACTTCCGAAGTCAATACAACATTGATAGTATCGATAATAAACGTTCCGAGTGATAGATCTCGTTTGATGATCTGTCCTCTGGTACCGGATACGTTACCCGTTACGATAGCACCAACTTCAAATTGATCCGGTGCGGTACCTATAATTTTAGTACGATAGATTGGTTGGTTGTCATCATCATAGTAATCAATAACATCTTCTTGTTGCAACTGTACCGTCACCATTCGGTGTGGGTATCTTTTCTGTGCAGCACTATGGACTTCAGATAATGTCAATGGCCAACCGCCTTCTCGGATATGATCATTCACGAGAAAGAATGTCCAGTAATAATCCGTAGTGCCATATAAACGAAAGGATGTTTGATCTGGTCTTTCGTTGACAGGTATGGTATAATCAGAAAGAAATAGATCGCGTGACTTTATCTGATCAATCATATCAACATATTGTGTTAGATTGGTCGCGACAGAAAGAGAAGTCTCGTCACCAAACCGATAAAGTGTTGGTCTGAAGTTATAGAAATATGACATTAGAAACCTCCTTCAGATACGTCTTTGCGTACTAGTGCTTTCGTCTCTTGGAAACTCAAGGTCATGTCAACTTCCATGAAGTTACCATCCTCGTGCATTGCCATTTGAGATGAGTTGAACGTTGTAGATACATCACGGAGATAACAGGGTTTGATCTTAGCAAGGCCTGGAATCTTTCTTCCGTCATATTCGAATTCTATATTAAACTTGTTGGGGAATTTATAACCCAGTGATATTGGATTAGGTGCGCCAATATCAGCGGTGATCTCATCAGGATATAATTCAGTTCGCAACAGTCTTATAATTTCATTGATCTCTCTTGCTTCACTTGCGGATCTTGCGATCATCTTAAACGCAAATGCAAACTCACGAATGTTTGGTTGTTTGAACAAAACCCGTGAATTGGGGTTGAGTGTAACACCACCTGCGAGTTTTGAAACTGCTTGTGCCTCTGCACCAAAAGAACCAAACTTAGATGCGAGTTGTACACCTGCAAGTTTCGCAAGATCTGTATTGTCGCCCGAAGTGAGATTACTTACAAATGAACCCAAACCTTTAACCATAGATGATGCGAACCCAAGACCCGCTTCCATAGTTGCGCCAGTAGCACCAAGATCGAAGTTCTCGTATGTTACATTGTCACGGAACGATAGTCCCATGGGGAGATATAAACTAATAGAACTAGTAGTTATGGGAATACTCTCTTTGGTAGAATTGGATTGTTTCTCAAGTCCTTCATATGATCTTATCTGTTCTATCAGTTCTTTTTCTTTCTGTAGAAGTTGTTGCTTTTCTAACTCTTCAGAACCAGTAAAGAAACTACCTTCAATTTCTTCATTCAATTCTTTAACTCTACCTTTAAGAGCTTCAAGATCACCTTTCAACTTCTTTGTCTGTGCAGAAAATACATTGACATTACTTGTGCCGGTGGATTTGTCTTCATTCACACTGAAAATGACCCGTGCCTTGTAATCGGTATCGTCTATTGGGTACCTGAGTTGTCTAACACTCCCTTCACCGCCCACAGTTTCTCCGACTGGTACTGCCGGTGGTTGTTGTTTTGCACCACCACCAGCGGCAAGTCTAATCTGTTCCGGAGTGAGTTTGTCTCCGACCTTTACGTCATATATATTATCAGGCATTTATCCGATCCATAAATAGGTTAAAATCTTTAAAACTTTAAAACTATTTATATGAAAACTTACAAAGGAAAATACAAAATCCGGAATG